GTATGACCCTTCAAAGAAGACTGTAGAACTTGACACCGAGAATACATTCATCTTAGACGATGCTAAGAAGAGAATGAAAGAGTTAGGTCTGTCCAATTTGGATGATTTAATTAAAATGGATGTTTCTGGTAACAAGCCTATGATGTTGGCAGGTGAAAGAGAATAATTGGCTTTCATATTATTAATTCAATACGGGGGGCATTGCCCCCTTTATTGTTAAAAATGTTAATTTTGTAGTAATGGCAACAGTTCAGCAATTATATGACACGACCCAATACCTTATAAACAAGTACGATGGGTCATTTATGTCTCAGGATGAGTTTCTTCAGGCATACAATTTAGCATCTACCGATTATTTCAATTACTTGATTGACATGTCTTACGCTGTAATGAGTAGAAATAACATATACAGCACTCCGACAAATGCGGATAATCAGACTACCGAAACATTATCCCCTTTCTTAGTTTTTGAGCAATTATTAGCTTCCCCTTATAACAAGCCAGCAGACTATGCTAGAGCCATCTATTTAAAGACGGCATATCCCGGTCAGGCTCCTATGAATGGCAAATTTGCAACTAGGATTGAACCAACTGTGCTTGATAGCAAGTTGTATTCCGATATAGATTCTCCTAATGCTGAAGACCCCGTATATATTGAGTCTGGTGGTAGTTTTTTCTTTTATCCATCTAGCCCCTCTGTTGGTGTTTGGCTTACTTATTACAAAAAGCCTATAAGGAGAATTGCTGTAGACGGGACATCTGTTGAATGGGCTGATAATAAAATTAACAATGTTCTATTTCGAGTTCTTGGATACTTAGGTATTAACCTGAAAGACCCAAGTTTGATTCAATTCGGGAACATCAAAAAGGTTGACGCATGAAAAGAAGACAAGCTATAGAATTGATAAAAAGAACCCATTATGGTGGGTTGGTTCCAGTTGATGCATCTCACTCAGATAGAGAAGTCAATATTCTGCTCAACATGGGTATAGCTATTGCTGCCCAGAGAGCATACATGGGTAATATTCAAGTTGATAATGAGGAGTTTATTGGGGATGCTTTTTACATAACAATTACAGGATTAACTATAGAATCAGATAATTCTGTTGAGCTGGCTTATACTCCTATTAGTGCTAAAATCGGTGTCGCTATCTCAAACATTAAAGTAAGCGGTCTTGAAAAGCAGCCTATGCCTATCTCATCTCACGAGATTTTTTTATGGGATGAACTTCCTGTAGAAAAAGGACGTATAGGATACTACATAAACGGAAGTAGGCTTCAGTTTTTATCTAAGATTCCGTTAACAGATAAAACAATGTCTGCAAGACTTGTAGGAACCCCGGATTGGAATACATTAGAAGAGGAATTAAATATTCCTGCAGATAATATTCCATTCGCTATTGACTATGCAGTTGGAATGCTTGATAAAAGAAGACAAGAAGATTTAGCATCAAGAACAGGTAAAGAATAAAAAATGAAAATATCAAAGGCAATATACAGGTATATATCTCAAGCTGGCTATAATAATGGTCACTATAGGAGATTGTACGACATAGCTGTACGGGGTACCAAAGAGATAGGTCTTGATGTTACATCATCTCCTAAGACCATAAGACTTAATGTACTGCCTAATAAAACGGTACAACTCCCAGCAGATATGCTAAACGTATTGAATGTTGGTGTTGTAAACAATGTTGGTCAGATAGCGTCTATAATGAGAGATGATACTGTTACTGCTTTTAGAAAGTTACAAACGGAGACATCAAGATTTAATGACAATGATTTTGCTACAGCTCCTATTGACAATACACGATTAAGAGATTTTGCTTACTTAAATTCAATAAACGGAAGCTCAGACTACAAAGCATTCGGTGCATACACTAAGACTACGTTTATTGGCACATATACCATAGACGAGGACACTATGATTTTAAATCCAGAGTTCCCGTATGACTATATCATAGTTGAGTATATGGCAACAATAGATGAAGAGGATGTGGAGATTGCGGATATTGCTGAAGAGGCTTTGATAGCTTATATAGCTTGGAAAGATTCTCAGTATATGCCTACTGGAAGAAAAATGAACTTATCAGAGAAAACAATCAGAAGGACAGAATTTTATAACCAGAAAAGACTTCTTAAATCTAGAGTACATCCTTTCCTTCCTTCCGAAGCTAGAGATGTTTCTTTTGACAACGAGAAGCTTATCGTTAAATAAATATGGCACAATTTTCACAGCCTAAAAGCATTAATGGTGGTCTTAATACAGACTATGACAATGAGTTATTGCCATCTGGTGACTACATTGATGCTAGAAATATAAGCACCTATGGTGGCGTAAATAATATAGTTGGTAATGCCGAAATTCAGTTAAAGGATTTAGACGGCTCTACGAACTTTTTTTTAACAAGCAGCCACGTTGTAGTAGGCTCTGTTACAAATACGCTAAGAGATTCTATTATTTATCTTATAGCTCATACGGGTGGGAATCACTTAATAACTGAGTATAATCAGATAACTAATATCCACTCAATCATTGTAAAGTGTGGAACAAATGCACAGAGTGCAGCAATAAACTTATCAACAACTGTTCAATGTCATAACCCAAGAATTATCAATCGTGCAGATACTTCAGAAGAAGGTGATTTGCTATTCTGGCTTGATAAAGACGGAGTTCCAAGAAAGCTAAATATAAGAAAAGCTAAGACGCTTGGCTACTTTGGCAACATCATTGAGGAGTTTACAACGGTTATAAAGAAGCCACCTATGTTCTCTCCGTCAAATGTAAACCTAGTTAGGGTTAGTGACGGAAGCTTGATTGTGCAAAATAAAATGTACCAATTCGCATATAGGTACATATACGATGATTATGAGAAATCTGTTTTTTCACCGATTTCAAATACTCTTATCCCATACTACATATTCAATGAAACCAACATTATACCTACTGATACTTCTATAGGGTACAATGCGGTAAGGTTTACAATACAATCTGGCTCTGCAAACGTAAAGGAGATTGAGGTAATCTATAGGGAGTATTTTGATGGAATATGGAGCAACTTTTACACCATAGATACTATAGTATCAACTGGCTCTCCTATAACATACACCTTTACTGGTGCTGGTCAGAAAATACCTTTAGATAATTCTGAGGCACCAGATGTTTTGCAGTTTGACTATGTTCCTATTTCAGCTAAGGCTCAGGAAGTAGTAAACGGAAATGTTATAACATACGGAAACTTTAAAGAAGGATATAATAAGTCAAACATATCTTCTACTGTTGGTCTAACATCTTCAAATTACGTTAGTGATAATAAGATGTTCTTTGACGACAACTTGAATCCAGCATCTAATATGATACTGAATCCGGGCGGTAAGTATAAGATTGGAGTGGTATACCTTGATGAGCATGGAAGAAATGTGGGTGTGTTTACTGGGAATAGCATGGTTGTTGATGTACCACATATCCATTGGTCTCCATCTCTTTTAGCTGCCGGAACAGGTACTGCTTGGTGGAATACAAGACAGACTTATTTACCATATATTCAGATAAGCTCTGCAGCACCATCTTGGGCTAAGTATTTCAGACTAGCTATTACAGAAGATAATAACTATGAGTCAGAGGTTATAACAGATGTTATAGATTTTAAATATGGGGCACTCAGTACAAGCGGTTTAACCTGTAGTCTTACTAACATAAGCATACTACCTCAGCCTAATGGCGGACCTGCTGCCGACATACCATTTTATAAGTCTTATGGAAGTCATCAATTCTTAAAGGTAACATATAGTAATTGTGACACAAATGCACCAACAACCTCATATTACGATATAAGTCTAAATCCGCATTCATTGACATATAGGAATAAGCCTATCAATGACCCCGGAAGGATGATTTTTGAGTACAAGAAGCTTGTTTCTGCTGTAGAGAATACGGATTATACTGTTACCGTAAATACTCCACCACAAGCTGGAGGATATACAAATTCAATACCTACTAATGATTTTCAGCCAACTATAATATCACCATCTGGTCAGTCTACAGTATGGACAGTAGAGTGGAGGTATGTTGGCTCTACTAATACATATCAAGATGTAAGATTACAGGTTTACTATACTGGTAGTATATATGGAGCAGCAAGACTCCCATCTGACCCTACCGCATATATAAATCTTACCAACCCAGATACAATAGTTCCCAATCAGAACTTCCTGTTCTATACAGATTATAGAGTACTAAACTCTGGTGACTATATAAGTCAGGCGTTTATTTATTCAGCAAATGAGTATGCACAGGGGGCTAGTGGAACTGTTACTGTTACAAACACATCAGCAGACATTATTTATGTTTCCTCTGGTGGTGCTTCAGTAGCTATAAATCCGGGTGCTTCTGCACAGATTAGTGTTCAATACGGATATACGATATCTGCTTACAAATATCAGACAGTTACTGGTTCTGTGAGTGATTCATATGTTACTGTTACTATTGTAAATAGCGGTGTTCTGCCGTCTAATGACCAAACGGTTCCAAGACAGTTGGCACTTAGAATAAACAATCTTGGTTATACTTTCCAGAGTGGTGATGAAATATCTATAGTTTATGATTACTATAAGAATAAACTACAATCTGGTGCGTATGATGGTATAGGTATCAACGAAAAGGTTTTCAAAGTAATAGACCTTCTTATAGACCCAGAGTTTTATGAGTCTAATGGAACTACTGTTACACTAGATGGTAATTGGATTCAAGTAGATGAGTCTGCTAAAGACTTTATGACTGCATGCGGTGATACCTCTGGTGCTACACAAATTATTGGTCTAAAGGCAAAGATTCTTAGAAGAAAGAAGATTACTTCTACAGGCTCTCAGGGTGATGTATTTTACGAACTACCACATACGTTCCTTTGTAGCTCATACGTTGCTGGAACGCAAATTGAAATGACACTAGCTGGTGATTCCATGTTTAAATCTGATTATGTGGTTCTTGAGGGTTCAACGGCTACTCCGGTTGGTGGAAAGACGGATTCGGTTCAACGTGTGTTCTATTCAAGTGTACCAACTAAAAACTACTTGATTCAAGAGGACAATCTTTCTCCACTTTTCTTAACTAAGATTAATAAGAACGGAAGACCAGCCGTAGAAGATAAACAAGCTAGACAAAGAGAGTTTCCTGCAACTGTAAGATGGTCGCAGAATCTTGAGTTTAATAGTAATGTCAATGGATTGAATAGGTTTTTATACTTAGATTTTAAAGACCTAGATGCTTCATTTGGTCCTATTAAAAGATTAAGTGTTAGGGATAGAATGCTGAGAACTTATCAAGAGGATAAGGTTGGTATGCTCCCTGTCTATCAGTCAATTATTACAAACGCTGCTGGTGGAACGGATTTGACACTATCTACCGAGCTATTTAATAATGTCCAGTACTATGCTGGTAATTATTCTATAGGTAATGCTACGGGAAGCTTGGTGTCTGATTCTTATGCAGATTATTTTATAGATGATATACGAAAAGCTGTTTGCCGTCTTGGATTAGAAGGTATCACACCGATATCCATTACTACAAATATGAACTCTTGGGCTACAGAAAATATCCTTGATGATGCTAAGTATGTTGCTGGATACGACTCTTCTAACAGAAGTGTTATATTCTCAAGTGAGAAGGGTAGTAATAAGTTCACTATATGCTATTCTGAGAGAACCGAGAGATTCGATTCCTTCTATACATACTACCCGTACACAATTAATTCTCTGAATAACAGACTGTACACTTCTTTTAATACTGGAACTTTATGGGAGCACAAGAGTAATGTTAGCTACTGCAACTTCTATGGAGTTCAGAATGATGCTAAAATAAGGGTGATTCTAAATGAGAATCCTATTGTAAAGAAGATATTTATGACCTTTACGGAAGTGGCAAATAGTTTATGGGTTGCTGATTATGTGAAAGGGGCTGCAAACGTGCTAGATTCGTCTATACCGTATTCATTTTTTAGAAATCAAGAAGGGTTCTTTAATGCTCCTTTCTTGAGGGATAGCGGAGCTGCTACGCCAACAACGGGTAAGCCGATAAGAGGAAACTGGTGTATTATGGAATTAAAAGCTTTAACCCCGTCTAATTATGTAACTTTGCTTATGCTCAAATATGGGTATAACGAATCAAAGATAAATTGATGAGTGGAGACATCATCATAAGGGAGAACGATGACAGGGTGGATGAGCTTGAGGCTTTTATGGCTGATAATTATCAGACTATAGATTTGCCTCTTGTACATAGGTTTACCCCCGGCATGTATATCAGAGAGATATTTATGCCAGCAGGTAGCTTAGTTACGAGCAAGATTCACAAGACCGAACACCCGTTTACTGTCTCCAAAGGAAAAGTGGCTGTGTCTATTGATGGAAAGGAATGGGAGGAGTTTGAGGCACCGTACACAGGGATAACGAAGCCGGGAACGAGAAGGATATTGTATATCATAGAGGATTGCATATGGACGACATATCATGTCAACCAAAGTGATTCTCAGGATTTAGAGGAGATTGAGGAGAGATTGATAGAAAAGAGAGAAAATGATTTGTTAAAAACTGTATTGGAAAATAAAAAAATAGAGTTATGAGTTTCGCAACAATAGCAATAGTAGGTGGTGCAACAGCACTTGCAGCAGGTGGTGTTGGAATCGCATCTGGTGCTTCTAGAACAAAAAAGGCTAAGAAGCAAATTGCTGGTCTTGAGTCTAAGGAGCCTGCTTACAATATACCAGACTTCTATAAGCAAAACATTCTAAAAGCTGAAGAAGCTTCTAGAAAGCAAATGGATTTAGCTAACCAGATGGCTGGTTTAGGTACTGACTTTGCTAAAAAACTTCAAGAAGACCAAAAGAGATTTGCAGAGCAATATACCGCTGGTGCAGAAAAAGGGGCAGCTGACATAGAAAGACTGGGCAAAATGGCTATGATGAGAGGATTAGGTCCTGCTGGTCAGATGGGTGCAGATATTATAGCACAACAGGGTGCTGGTGCTCTTAAGAGTGCTACAGACCGTAGAATGGGTGGTGCTATGGCTGGCGGACTTCTGAGACAACAACAACAAGGAATCAATTCCTTAGTAGGTCAAGCATATCAAGCTCAAACTGCAGGATTAGGTCAGTATATGGGTGCTAAACAATATGGAGTTGGATTAAGACAGCAGGCTTTAGGGCTTGGATACCAAACCGGAGTAGAGGCTGGAAGGCTTGGATTTGGTGCACAGATGTCTGGATTAGAGGCTGTTCAGAAAGCCGGATTAACTGGATTTGGATTAACCTCTCAAGCTGGAAACATGTTGGCACAGGCTGAACTAATGAAGCAGCAAGCTGATTGGGAAAAGTGGGCAAACAAATATCAATCCGCTAGAGCAGACTTAGCTCAGGGAAGAGCTCAGACATCTTCTGCTCTTGGTGCTTTGACTCAGCTTGGCGGAACAGCAATGGGAATGTATAAAGGCTAATAATATGAGTAGAAGACTTGAAGTAATACCAACTGGGTATATAGACTATGGTGCTGCTGCACAAAAGTTCATGACTGGGTTTCAGCAGGGCAGAGCTATGCTTATGCAAGAAGAGGAAAGACAAAGACCGTAGAATGGGTGGTGCTATGGCTGGCGGACTTCTGAGACAACAACAACAAGGAATCAATTCCTTAGTAGGTCAAGCATATCAAGCTCAAACTGCAGGATTAGGTCAGTA